ATCCGGCCTCCAATTTGAGTCCTAAAATCATGCCTTTGACTTCTGATGGTTTCAATTTCCGTAACGAAAAACCTATTTTCGGCATTCTCTTTCCGAGTTTAGGTCCGAGCACAAAACCACCTTGGACTGGCCAAAACAAAGATGAGCAATACTCTACTTCATGCCAAAAGTTGGAAACTTTAACTTTGGCGTTCATGCCCGCTAGGAAATAACCTCTAGTCAGGAAACGCTGTAAGCATTGCATGTGGTATCGCGAAAGATGGCCTCTGAAAACAATCAAATTATCGTCTCCTAGAACCAACATCTTTGTTTCTAATGTTATATTGTATAATTCCTTGAATTGATTCAAGAAAAAGTCCATGGTTGTTGCATTGTTAAAAGAGTTCCATGCAGTAGTATCATCGGAACCGCTGGGCATTGTGAATGGCACTTTGTACTTTGCGCCTTTTGCACTGTACCCGCGGATAACTTTCTTACCGGGCATAGCTAATCGTGCAAATTCATGATTTCTGATACCGCACTTCTCGTTGAGTTGGGCTCCATTTTCGTAGCAGCCCCGACCCTGACATGAGTCATATCGACTTTGGTCACATTCTACTATAGTGACTGGCTCATCTCCAAAGTGAGATCGCCACAAGCCTAGGTCCTCAGCAGTTGCTCCTGAAGTGTAGTATATATCAGATTCGGAATTCCACAGAATAGCGAGTTTCTTTGACACTTGATGCATGAATGGCCCATAACTAGCAGCTACTCTATCGCTGTTAGCTTGTATGGCACGCGGATCAAAATCTTCTGGATCCGGTCCTCCCTTCATGGTCAGCTCTCTTTTAACAAATTGGTCCCTGACAAAATCTTCGTCTGTCAAGGTCCGCTCTCGTAACGATTCCCAAGCTAATTTTCGTTTCTTTCTTTTTCCTTCGGGGAATCGGTCGTTCCAAAGAGCGAACTCAGCGTCGTAATCATCTGTATCAATCGGCTCCAGATCGACTATCAAACTTCTAGAGTGTGATAGAATGCTGTCCCAAAGTGGCCAGCTTTCGTCTGGTGTGGCAACTAGTGCACGATTGTTTAGGGCGACGACTTCATTGTTCTTTGAAGCGTACGGAACTATAGGGATATAGTTGCTAAATGTGATCGCAACTGGGTAAAATTGAGGTTTTTCCTCATACTCCTCCCTATCAGCATTGCTGATTGATGCCCCTTGCTTCAATTGACGCAAAGGCATCTGAGACTCCGTCCCAGGCAGACCGGTAGGCCAAGCCTTCCTAGCATCAAAACTAGGGGCTGGCAGAGAAGACCGATCATTAGCATACGCTTGGGCCGTTTCGTAAATATTACTGGCTGAAAAACAACACCATTCGACGTTTTCCATCCTCAAGACACTAGATACGGCACGATACATAGCCTTCAATTTAGTGTCACACAACTTGTTGTACGCAATTATTTCATCCTCCAAGGTGTGGACGAAAGCCAGAGATGCACCATATGTGGCACAATCCAGTTGCATAGCAGCTGGGATACTCAAGTTCTTAACCAGTTTCTTAGCCTTACTTATGCACAAAGCCAAGGTAGCCGGTGTTCTTGGTAGTCCAACAACGAACATTGCCAAAGTTTTGACAAAGTCTTTCGGTAGCAAGATGTTACGCGTTCCTTTCTTACGCAACCATAGATAAGACATACAACTCCTGATCTTCATATCAGT